AGGTTCCATGGATACACCCAGCGCTCTGGTGCACACCACGTTCGGCCATGGTGGCGAGCTATCGGGGCGCTCACGTGGGAACGCCATGACGGACATCGGGTCACGTGGCAGCCTGCACGTAATGGCAACTCTGCTATCTTGTTGTGGCATGCAGACACTGGGCAGGTGGCTGGACGTAGAGACACGGGCCGCGTCGCTGAATGGGCCATGGCGCACATTGACAGCACCCACCCGCTGCCACCACCCGCGCCGGCTTGTGGGCAGGTCTGGGTGTGGCCAGAAAACAGTAAGCATATTGGGCCAGAAACCCCGTGGGGCGCCTTTATGGTCCAGGCTATGGTCACCGGATTTGATACGTCCACCCCGTTGCTTGGGGGCTACCCGCAAGTCGAGTGGCCCCCACCGGGTGCCGTTCTGGTGGCTGGAGAGGGCGCGCCTTGGGCTCCTATGGGAGGAGCGAATGAGTGACCTAACGATTCCAGCGCGGGTCTTTGGTGCTCGCCATCGACGGCGAAGCCGCCACCGACCTAGCCCGGGTGCTAGGGTGGTCGGTGCTGACGTGTCGGGTCGAGATCGAACGCGAAGCGCTAGGGGGGAATGGATGACTATTGAGACGTTGGCCGCACCGGACCGCGAAGGGGTTTGGGCGGCGGGGTGCAAAGGGTGGCGGTGGTTGCCGGGGATGCTGGTGCGCTCGATCTCCCACCCGAAGGAAGAATGGCGGCTGACGTGGGCGTATCTGGACCAGATGGGCGGTGCTCAAGACATGGCCACCTACCCAAAGACTTGGGGTCTAGACGGGTGCGATGGCCGGGGCCCAATGGACCAAGCGGAGTGGGCGCCCGACTTCCGCGACCCCGCGACGTTGGGGTGTTTGTTGGCGCTGGTTCGGGAGGCTTGGAGCGGCGTCGTGTGGACCGAACCCTGCGTCGAGACGCCAGGGTGGGCTGTAGAGGTGCCGGGCCGACGCTTTGAAGCGCCGACGGAGGCGGAAGCCTTGGTTGCGGCGTTGGAGGCGGCGCCATTTCAAGAATTAACTACTACTATGGAGAATGAAAATGAGTAAAGGTATTCAGGGCATTATGCCCCTAATGTACAGCACCGAAGAAGTTGCACGGATTCTGAACGTATCCGCGAGGACGATTCGAAGGGAAATCGTTGCAGGGAGGTTGAAAGCTACGCGCGTTGGGGTACAATGGAGGGTAGCACTGCCCGAAATTCCGAAGTACATTGCGCGTTTCGCCCGCGATGAAGAGGACGAGTAATGAAAGACTCCATTCGTGAGGCACTATCGGAAGTACTAGAAGAAGGCGAGGTCACAGAGTTGCGGGTATTTACCCGTACTGGGGCTTTGATCGGGTACTTCGACGACCGTGAGGCACTTGTTAACACTGTTCACATGATGAGTGAGGAGCCAGACACCAAGGGAGTCTACTACACTCCCAACAAGTTGCCCTCGGAGCTTCTTGCACGGGCTCCAAACAAGCTTATCAGGGCACGGAAAGGTCTCGGCGTTCGAGATCGAGATGTTTTGGAGCAACGATGGCTTCTCGTGGATGTGGACCCGGTTCGACAGGGCGCTGCGAACACGAAGTGTAGCGCGACCGATCAGGAGCATGCAGCTACACTGGAGGTTGCGCAAGAGTGTGCGCGCTTCTTGACCAATCGGGGGTGCCCACAGCCTGCGGTGATCGACTCTGGGAATGGGTACCACCTGATGTTTCGCTTAGAGCCATTGGGAGATGGTAGCAAGGCGCGCCGAACGAAGTGCCTACAGCATACGCTACTGACACTGAACAAACAATTCACGACAAATTATGCCGAAGTCGACACGAGGGTGTACAATCCCTCGCGGATTTGGCGGGTACCTAGCACGTGGAGCCGTAAGAGCTTCACACCAGAGGACGATAGACCTTGGCGAATGTCCAAGATGCTTGTTCCGCCTGTTGGGGAAACACCGCAACAGATTTTGGAGGACATTTCTAAGGAATGGGAAGCCCTATCCCCGAATGTAAAGTCGGTAGAGGGAGCTGTAGACGTACTCGCACATAAAGGTACTAGGCCCGGACGGGTTCGAACAGCCGATAGACCGGCGGCAGGCTCCCCCCCCGGGCCTAAGGAGTTGACGACGTACCTGCAAGAACATTGTGAGGATGTTCAGGGCCCACAGGAGTGGAGAGGGGGACATCGATGGATTTTTCCTGTATGTCCGTGGGATTCGACGCATAGCGATAGCAGTGCTGCGGTTGTTATGCAAGCGAGTGGGCTTATCACGGCGAAGTGTCATCACACCGCCTGTGCGGGCCACAAGCGGGGGGCATGGTTCGATCTTCAGGACCGATACGGAGAGCTATTCAGTCGATCCCGGCGTGGACGGGGGATGACGACGAAGAAGGTACCGGGCCTTACTGATATGGGGAATGCCCAGCAATTGAGTAATCTTTGCGGGGATGACACGCGTTTCATTGTGGATGCAGACCGGTGGTATGCATATGAGAAACCTGTGTGGATTGCGGGTTCTGATCGTGCGATTTATCGCACAACAACGCAGGTGACTGGGTACTGGGCCCAAGAAGCAGCGCTAGAGCCCGATGAGAACAAGTCAAAGCAGATTTGGAAGCACATGTTGCGCTCTGAAGGGGCGAAATCCAAGTACAATATGATTCAACTGGCCTCAAAGCTGGAGAATCTGTGCGCTCGGTCGAGTGATTTTGATTCAAGTCCCTATCTACTGAACATCAAGTCAGGTGTTATGGATTTGAGGACACAGAAGATCACCCCGCATGCTCCATCTGATATGATGATGAAGTTGGCGCCTCTTACTTACGTGGCTGGGGCTAAAGCCCCGATGTGGGAGACGTTTCTAGCTCGTGTGCAACCCAATGAGGAGCATCGAAAGTGTCTTCAGCGATTCGCGGGCTATTGGTTCACTGGCTTAGCGTCCGAACAGGTCATGTTGTTCATGGATGGCACCGGTGCGAATGGGAAAAGTACCTTCGTTAACGCTATCATGGCAATGTTGGGGTCCTATGCAATCGTTTGTCCGGATAATCTCCTACTGGCGACGAAAAGTAATGAACATCCCACGGGTTTGGCGGACTTACAGGGGTCAAGGTTCGTTTCCAAGATGGAAATTGACAAAGGTAAGTCATTTAACGAGGCGATGATCAAGCGATTGACAGGTGGAGAGCGTCTCAAGGCCCGATGGATGCGTCAAGACTTCTTTGAGTTCCAACCTACCCATAAAATCTGTGTAGGTGCCAACCATCGTCCCATTATCAAGGGAAATGACAAGGGGATCTGGCGTCGAATCCCCGTTATTCCTTTTCGAGAAGAAATCCCCATGGATGAACGGGTTGTTGACTACGAAAACGTCATGCTTCGTGCTGAAGGACCGGGAATCTTCAACTGGGTCCTAGAGGGACTTGCGGATTTCATGAATGGCGGGCTTCAGATTCCCAAATCGATGTGGAAAGAGACCGAATCGTACAAACTGCAGATGGATGTGCTTGGCCCCTTCTTCGAAGAGGCGTGTCTCCTCCAAGAGGACACTGCTCCCGGTACAAAGATACAGGTTGAGCAGCGAGTGCTCTATCAAGCGTATGTCAGGTGGTTGAAGGAGCTGTCAGGCAAGCCGTGTGGCTACCGACACTTCAATCGGTTGATGCGGGAACGGAATTACGAGAACATTGTGGGTTGGTACCGAGGTAAAACACGTCGGGTCTGGAAGGGGATTGATATTCTCCCTCTGTTTGACTGGGGGATGGAGCACCCGGACCTGGGAAGTGTCGTCCACACAGGACATGACGCATTGTCCGAAGCATGAGTGTTATACTGGACTTAGGTGGGGTCGTTGGGTTATACTCATGAGGAGAGGTTAGGATGGCACGCGCTAAATCAAAGGCAGCAGCTACACGGGGCATTGCGCGTACCGCACAAAAGATGTTGGGTGAAGACCGTGGAAAGCAATACCGTGAATGGTTGGAGCTAGTCCCCGAGGCTAGTCGAAAGCAGATTGCGAACAGGGTTCGTAAGTCGGGTGTTGGTGACTTGACGGAGCTAGCAGAGTCTTGTCATGAGATTCTTGCTGGTGTCATCGAGGGAACCATTGCACCAGTCCAAGCGGAAGCTGCTCTGTCGTATGCAGAGTTGTCGTACCAGATTCTCTCTGCACGGGACAACAAGAGCACTGTCACGAATGTGCAGAACAGCATGTTGATGGCATTGTTCACCGGCGAGAAGCCGAAGGACTTGCAGCCGGAGTATGCAAATGCAATCGATGCATTGCAGGATGGTCCGACAGAGCGTCCCAAGAAGATTGCTCCACGCCTGAAGGCAGAAGTAGGGCATGAAGTAGGGGACTGGGAAACGTATCAAGCGCGCAAGGCAGTCAACGCCAAGTAGGTGCCTGTAGATGACTGATACTGAACTGATGATGTTGCGCATTAAGATGCGTGACCCCGCATGGAGCTTGCCGCGTTATGGTAAGATCATGGGGCAAAAGAAGCAGGGGGGGATTCTATATGATCCCCATGCTATCACGAACAAGCTCCAAGAAACTGTTCTTTCGTATTACTCTAATACACCTCGTAATTCTTTTGGCCAGACTTATTGGTTAGTGTTGCTTGGTGCACGACAGTGCGGAAAGTCTTTGCTCCCAGAGTTGTGCGGCTATACGAAGGCTGCATACAACCCTGGTTTTGAACATGTCTGTATCGCTGATAATAGAGAGCGCGCAGATTACCTTCACTCCCGTGTGCATTACACGCATGAGGAATGGCCGGAGGACATCCGGACTCCTACCGCAGGTGGTCGTCACGAGGTTCGACAGAAGACCTTTGACGTAGCACTCGGTGGGAAGATGCGTGTTCTGTCAGGACATGCAGGGGCGGTCGGGATTGGTCAATCTCCCGATAGCTTTCATGGCTCGGAACTCCCCTACCATAAGGATGCAGAGACCCAGTTTTCTCTCATCTATCCTTCTATGGATAACCGGGATGATGCACTCTTCGTTTTAGAGTCTACGGCTTCTCCTTCTGATGCCCCTTCGTTTGAATGGTGGCGGGACCAGTATAAAGAAGCCAAGCACAATATGGGGGACTGGGGCAATCGTTGGTTGAGTGCCTTCTTTCCGTACTGGGATGGACTACTTAACCAACGTCCATGGCCTGATGATGCTCGGCTAGAAAGTGATGAAATCAATCTTCTTGCTCGGTATGGGTATGAGGCTACGCTCTCACGTAAGATCAAAGAAAAGCTCGATAGAGGAGGGTACACAGAACGTGAAGCGTTTGAACTGGTGAAGGCACGGCTCACACCTGGTTCGTACCTATCGAAAGACAACCTTGCATTCCGTCGAATGAAGCTTGCGACAGATAAAGCTATTCGTAGGAACCCAGAGTTGTTCTGGGTTTACTTTCCGAAAGACGACTTGTCATGCTGGCTCGTCCGAGGAAATTCTGTCATCCATGCGTCGCTGCTCAAGAAGCATGAGCGGGACGATTTAATCGAGTGGGAAGCTCCATATACAGAGTATGAGGCGCCCGAGCCGGGGGCTCAATATGTGCTTGGCGTAGACCCGGTTGGGTTTGCTGCACGTGACCATGCTGCCATTCAGGTGCTAAAGGTCTGGGATAACGAATGGACCCAGGTGGCTACCTATGCAGCGCATACGAACCCTTTGGACTTCGCTCCAATTATTCTGGACATCGCGAATCGATACAACAAGGCGCTTGTTGTTGTTGAATCTAATGGTGTGGGTACTTCTGTCATCGCTTTGCTTCTCCAACAAGGGTACCGTCGACTCTACTACGAGAAGCCATACAAGGCAGGACTCACCTCCACAGGAAAGAGTGTTGACCAAATGTTGTCATACCTACAAGACGGACTCAAAGACGAGTTGGTCATGTGGGACAAAGACACTGTGCACCAACTGAAGAGCTACCGTCACGACAAGAGAACAGAGCGAGCACCCAACCTAGAGATTCTCAATCCGCGTGGATCGAAAGCACGTAGGGATAGACATCACTGGGATAAAATCTCTGCGTTGATGTTCGCTGTGTGGGGAGCACGAAGCATGCCCCGCCGGATTAAGCCCGGCGCTCGTGATGAAGAGAAGTCTAATGTGATTCCTTTCGGGAAGCTCACATACAACCAGGTGCTAGAGTACCGGGTGCAACAAGCCAAGCTTGACAAGACAGTGGCAGGCACGACTACGGCACGCCGAACATACCGACGTAAAAAGAAAAAGAGGTAGATCCCAATGGACGGTCAAACCGCACAGGCGTTGATTCGAATTGGTCAAGAGCGCACACGACGCGAGGCACAGTCGTGGAAGCGATACAAGCGTTGGTACAAAGCAGACGACCCTAACGGGACGGATGATCAGTGGCCGTCTGGGTCTGGCCACAGTGGTGAGCTTGAAGAGCTGACGCTAGAGACCAACTATCCATATGCATTTGTGGATACGATGGTGGCGAACGTCTGTCCTCCGAACCCGCAGATTACAATCCATCCGAAGAAGGATGAGTTGAAGGACGCTGCGTTTGCACGAGAGAACTTGGTGAACTCGGTATTCCGTACTGCCAAGCTGCATCGGAAGTGTTGGGAAGCTGCTACTCGTGCTGGTGTTTTCGGTCGAGGGTTTCTGAAAACGACTTGGAGTATGAAGAAGCAGCGTCCGGTAGTGCAGAAGATTGATCCACAGTACATCTTCTTTGATCAGGATGCGGAAGAGTGGGAAGACATCTCTTGGCTGATTGAGGTGGTCACGGTCAAGAAGAGTGACTTCGAAGCCAAGATGAAGAAGAAGACTAAGGGACTGCGGTACAACAAAAATGTCGTTGAGAAAATGGACTTCTCTGGCTATCCGCAATGGCTTGTGGATATGTCTGCGTCCGATCACGAAACGCAAACTGACGCTAAGTCTGCGTTCAAGTGGACGACTATCTATGAGGTGTACGATTTCGTTGAAGGCTCGTACGCCCAGTACGTTGACGGGGTTGAAGAGCCCCTGATGAAACAGGATAGCTACCCGTATGCGTACGTTGACAACCCGTATGACATGTTGGTCTTTAATGACAACTTGGAAGACCTGGCGGGATTGTCGGATGTTAAACTTATTGCAAGGTTGCAGGAGCGCCTGAATGAGTTGGATACATTGGAGCTTCAACATATTCAGGCATCAATTCCTGCTCTGGTATTTAACAGTGCATTGGTTGATGACCCTGAACGCGCTCTTGTGGCTCTTGAAAACAGTAGTCACCCGGGCGCTGTACTGCGTATCAGTGGCCTTGATAGGGCACCTCTGCGGGACATCATTGGCGAAACACCTACTCCGCAAATCAACCCTTCCTGGGCTAACCTCCGTGATCGTGTCGTCCAACAGATTGAGTTCATTCTCGGTCTACCGCAATACCAACGGGGTGTGGTTGGTGTGGCCGATGTTGCGACTGAAGTTGCGCTTGCAGACACAGCCACACGAACGAGGAATGGACGACGAGTGAAGATGGTGCAGGACCTGT